GTCGAAAATCTCTCTCCGCCACCACACCGCGACCCTGAGCACTCTGTTACATGAGCTCCCAGCTACGCCTTCCCGGTACCGCAACCCGCCGCAGAATCGGACGGATCCGTCGAGGATTGGACGACACCGTTCGAGCCATGCGCCAAACCGGGCGATTGGAACCGATCGACGCGGGACTGCTCGCGCTGGCCCGAGTGGCGGCCGACGAGCTCGACGATGCCGTCCGCGACACCGACGAGTCCCGCTACACCCGGGCCACGCTCATCGCCCGCTACCACGGTGTCCTCGACGCCCTCGTGAACCGTGACCCCGGCGACGATCTCGCCGACCTCGCCGACCTGTTCGCCGAGGACCTCGACGCCCCGCCGCCCTGACCGACCCACCCGCGGCCCGGGCGTCGCCCGGATCGCCGCCATCCTCGGCCGCCCCCTCGCCCCCTGGCAGCGCGCCGTCGCCGACGTCGCCGGCGAGCTGCTCCCCGACGGCCGCCTCGCCTACTCGAGGGTCGGGCTCATCGCACCGCGCCGGGCCGGCAAGTCGGTGCTGCTGCTGGCCGAGGGCCTCGACGCCGGCCGCCGCGGCCGGGGCCGCCGAGCCTGCTACGCCTCCCACCGCCGGGAGACCGCCGCCGCGATGTGGCGCGACGACTGGCTCCCGTGGGTCGACGAATCCTCGCTGGCCCGGTTCATCGCCACCCGCCGGGCCAACGGCTCCGAATCCATGACCTGGCGCCACACCCGCAGCGCCCTCCGGCTCCTGCCACCCGACGGCGACGCCATGCGCTCCCTCGCCGCGAACCTCGTGATGGTCGACGAGGCCCGCGAGTTCACCCTCGGCCAGGGCCTCGCCGTCGAGGCCGGCGCCCTCCCCACGTTGGCCACCGGCGCCGGCGGCCAGTTCTGGGTCACTTCCTCGAGCGGCGACAGCGACAGCGAATGGCTCATCCGCTGGCGCGACGCCGGCCGCCAGGCCGTCGCCGAGGAGCGTGACCGGGGGATCTGTTACGTCGAGTACGGCGCGCCGGATGGATCGGACCTCGACGACGAGGCCACGTGGTGGGCCGCCCACCCGGGCCTGGGCCACCACGTCCTCATCGACGCGCTGCGGACCGACCACGCCCTCATGACCCCCGACACGTTCGCGTCCGAGTACCTGGGCGTGTGGCCCTCGGCCCGGGTCGACCACGAGCTCGTCGACGCCTGGGCCGCCTCGACCGACCCCGCCGCCACGTTGGTCGGCTGGCCGGCGTTCGCCGTCGAGACGACCCTCGAGCGCGACCGGACCGTGATCACCGCGGCGGGTACCGACGGGGCGGGCCGCCTGGTCGTCGAGGTCGTCGACGACCGCCCCCATGGCCCGTGGCTCGAGGAGCGCCTCACCGAGCTCTGTGAACGGCACCACCCCCTCGCCGTCGCCTGGGACGCCGGCGGGCCCGTGGCCGCCAGCCGGCGGGCCCTCGACGAGCTCCCCGCCGCCACCGCCCCGCTCAACACCCGCGAGGTCGCCGCCGCGTCCGGGCACTGGCACGACCTCGTCCTCGCCGGCGCCGTGACCCACCGCGACGACGACCGCCTCACCACCGCCGTCGCCGCCGCCCGCCGACGGGCCGCCGGCGGAGGCTGGCTGTACGACCGCCGCCAGCCCGAGGCCCTCCCTATGCTGGCCGGCGCCCTGGCCCTGTGGGCCTACACGGACCGCACCCGCACCCCTCCCACGATCACCTAGCCCATCACGTGACAGGACCGTGTGTTACACAGGGCCGTCCAATGCCCCGGGGGTCGAGGCGGGCACGATCCCCCGTCTCGGCCCCCACCCGGCCCGTAGGCGGCCACAGGGGCCGGTAGACGGGAACGTTCTGTTACTTCATGGTGCGTGCCATGGCGCGATCCCGCCGCTTCCTGCGCTCGCTCCCCCCGCCACCGGCACCGCCGCCGGGCACCAACCCGCCCCGGCCAACGCCGGTCGGGGCGGGCCCCGCGCCGTCGAACCCCGTCGAGGCGGCCATCGCCGCCGTGCTCGCCCAGCGGGCCCGGGGCTACGAGGTCCTCGACCCCTACGCCCTGCCCGTCGTGGTGGCCTGTCGGGGCCTCCTGGCCGACACCCTCGGCCAGCTCCCCCTCGTGACCCTGCGGGGACGGCGGCCGCTCCCCCGCCAGCCGACCCTCACGCTGCGCCCCAACCCGGGTGAGTTCCGGTGGCTCACGTTCCACCGCATGACCAACAACTTGACCCGCCGGGGGTACACGTTCCTGCGGGTGACCGACTGGACCGCGGCCGGGAACCCCGCCGCCGTCCGCGTGCTGGATCCCTCGTCGGCGTCACCGGTGTGGGATCCCGTCTCCGGGGGCCTCGACACGGTGTGGCACAACGGCGAAGAGCTGACGCCGGGCCTCGACGTGATGTGGATCCCCTACCGGGTCGAACGCGCCGGCAGCCTGGGCGAGGCCCCCCTCGACGCCTGCGCCGAACCCCTGCGCCTGTTCGGCGAGCTGTTCTCCATGGCCGGCAGCTTTTGGGAGACGGGGTTCCCGAGCCTGATCGTCGAGGTCGCCCAGCGCCTGGCCCCCGGCCAGGCCCAGGCCATCAAGTCCCAACTCATCGAGTCGCTCGCCGGCCGCCACGAACCGGGCGTGATCGACCAGGACGGCAAGGTCTCCACCATCGGCTCGTCCGCGGTCGAGGCCCAGCTCGTCGAGTCGATCGCCGTGGCCAACGCCGAAATAGCTAGAGCGTTCCTCATGCCCCCGTCCCTCGTGAACGTCGCCAGTGGTGACAGCCTCACGTACTCGACGGTCGAGGGTGAGATGCGCCGCTGGCTCGCCACCGGGCTCGGCGCCTACCTCAACCGGTTCGAGGCCGCGTTCGACGACCTCACCCCCCAAGGGCAGCGCACCCGGTTCGACACCACCGAGCTCCTCCGCGCCGACCTCGCCGGCCGGGTCGAGGCCTACTCCACGGCACTGGCCGGCGAGGCCTGGCTCACCGTCGACGAGGTCCGCGACCTCGAGGGCCTCGACCCCCTGCCCGAACCCGACACCCCGCCGGCGCCCGAACCCTCGACGACCACGCTCACCGACGCCGTCCCCGGCGCCTAGACCAGGAGGCCACCGATGGCCCGCAACTACGGACATACGGACATACTGATCCGTGCACTTGCTGAGGCCCCGGTGCGGGTGGTGCACGCCCGCCGGGCGTCGGCCCCCGCCCTGGTCGACGAGGCCGGCAGCCTGCATGGGCGCCTCGTCCCGTGGGACACGCCGGCCGAGGTCCGTGACGAGGCGGGCCAGCCCTACACCGAGTCGTTCGCCGCCGGCGGTTTGCAACCCCCCACCGACACGGTGATCCCCGTCTACGCCGGGCACCGGGCCACCCCCCGCGGTATCGAGCGCGGCCCGCTCGTGGGGCGGGTCGATGACGTCGAGGCCCGCCTCGATGGCCTCTACGGCCGGGTGGTCCTCGCTGATGTCCCCGCCGCCACCGAGCTGCGGGCCCTGGCCCGCACCGTCGGCGCCACGTTCTCCGTTGAGTTCACGGACACGGCGCCGCCGGCCGAGGTCATGGTCCGCACCAACGCCGTCCTCGAGGGCCTCGCCGTGCTCACGCTCCCGCACCGGGGCGCCTACGCCGAGGCGGTCGTGACCGAGGTCCGGTCCGCGCCCACCGACCCCGACCCCGACGAGGACGAGGACGAGGAGGAGGGCCAGGGCGACGGGCCCGGCCCGGGTGAGGGTGACCTCGACGGCGGTCTCGTCGAGGGTGGACCGCCGCCGGCGGCCCGGGCCGCGATCCGCCGGGAGGTCGCCCGGATCATGGGCCGCGGGATGGCCCGCCCCATGGCGCACCCGCTGGCCCGGTATGCGGGGCCGTTCGAGTTCTACGAGGCCGCCCGCGCCTCGTCGTCCGATGAGCTGCCGATCTTGTTCCGTGACGCCTACCTGGCCCACCGCGACCGGGTGTCCATGGCGAGGGCGTTCGTCGATCAGGTCACCACCGACAACGCCGCCCTCGTCCAGCCGGGGTGGCTGAACGAGATCTTCGGGATCCTCGACACGGGCCGGCCGGTGATCAACGCCATCGGCACGCGGCCGCTCCCGCCCAACGGGATGGAGGTCGACTGGCCCTATTTCGACGGCGACCTGCATGCCCTGGTGGGCGAGCAGACCGCCGAGAAGGGCGACGTGCTCTCCGTGAAGGTGTCGTTCAAGAAGGCGTCGACGCCGATCAAGACGTACGCCGGCGGCTCGGACATCTCGTGGCAGTTGATCCGTCGGAGCCAGCCCGCCTACCGCGACGCGTATTTGAGAATCCTTAACCTGGCCTATGGGGTGGTGACGGACAACGTGGTGGGCGATCTCCTGCCGGCGGTGCCCGGCCACCAGACCGTCACCTATGACGTGGCCGCGGCGGATCCCGACGGCGCCGCCCTCAAGGCCGCCATCTTCGAGGCCTCCTCCAAGGTGCAGGTGGCGACCGGTTCGCCGGCCACGTGGGTCCTCGCCGCCACCGACGTGTTCCTCGCCTTCGGTGGCATGCCGTCCATGGTGGCCTCGCCGTACGGCACACAGAACGTCCCCGGCACCGCCACCGCGTCGACGCTCGACGTGAACATCTCCGGGCTCAAGGTGACCCACGCCCCCGACCTCGCCGCCGGCACCGCCATCGTGAGCAACTCCCAGGCGTGCGCGTGGATGGAAGACGGCCCGTTCGTCGTGGCGGCGCCGGTGATCCCCAAGCTCGGCGAGGACGTCGCCATCTGGGGGATGGGGGCGTTCGCCGCGTTCATCCCCGCCGGGATCGTCCTCCTCGACGACGGCCTCCCCCTCGCCTCCTCGACCTCGTCCCGCTCCAAGAAGGCCAGTGACTGATCTGGAGATCGCCGCGGTGGTGGCCGGCCGCATGGCGGTCGTCCTCGGCCTGCGCGACCCGATCCCCCCGTCGAGGGTGACCGAGGCCGCCGGCGCCGCGGTCGCGCTCGTACGGTGGTTCATCTACGGCGACGTGCTCATCGCCGGCGCGCCGCCGGTGCCGGACCTTCCCTCCGGCGAGGACGCGCTCGTCGGTCTGACCGCGCTGGGCGTGCGCGTCTACCACGACCCCGCCTCACCGGGCGGGGTCGTGGGCGGCGACGCGTTCACCGGGACCGCCATCCCCGAGGACATCCTCGCCCACGTCCGCCACTACTTCGCCGGGCACCGCCGGTCGTTCGGGTTCGCATGACCCCCGCCGAGCTCCTCGAGGTGATCCGCTCCGCTTTTCAGGCGGGCACCTCGGCCGTCACCGCCAGCCATGGCGCGCCGGCCGAGGTGACCGCCACACCCGCGGTGGTGTTGCGCCCGGCGGATCCGT